CAAGTCGACTTGCGCAATCCGTCTGCCTAACATGGAGAAACCGTCAACCATGTCCCAGAACACTTGTCACCCGTCTCTCCGGGCTAAACACCCTTTAGGGGAGGTGGAAACGTGGAAATCGTTGAAATCATTCGGCTTTTTCCTGTTTGGCAACGCTTGGCAATGGCAACGAGGCGCAAGATCGATTCTCGTTTGAATTCAATGGGTTGGGGTGATTGCCAGGGATCCGTTTTTTAGCAATTGCCAAATGGCAACGTGGCAATTGGCAACCCGGACCTCCTCTTCCCGGTTTGGAAAGCAAAGGCTGGAAACGCTGGAAACAGAGCGGCCATGGGCATCAATCCTCCGCCTCATCGGCGCCATGCACGAACTGCCCCACGCCGCGGGCAAACGGCCCCGTCGGGACGTCCAGCCACTTGTCCTCCTTTGAACCCGAGGCCATGCCCTTGACCAGCGCCGGCGGACGTCTGTTGAGCAGGTCCTGGACCATGTCCTGGAGGCGCTTACGGCCCATCTCGTGGAACGCAGACGGCAGTCGGTGTCGTTGCTGATAGACACCGGATCCGCCGGTGTGGGTATAGGGATGGCCGTTCTCGGCCGCACGCGCGATGGCTGCCACCAGAGTGTCGATAAGATCCTGTTCGGGGAGACGACTTTCACGCAGGCGCGGTGTCACGTCGACGAGAAGACCGGTGGGTGCTCGGAGAAAAGTGCGAATGGTCCGGTCCGCTGGTCCGTTGGCCTTGACCACCGCGCCCTGAAACACCGCGTTGCGGGCGAAGGGCTCTTCGAGCGCCTTGAAGACGAAGCCCTGGTGTTCCTCGGGCGCCGGCCACAACGCGTAGACCAGGCGCATTCCGTCGACGATGGCGCTGGTGCCGCGCACGGCGTCGCGGGCCTGTTCGACCGTCGAGATCGGACGGTTGCCCTGCGGCTTGCGCATATGGTGGGCGACGATCACCGCCGCGCCGGTCTCCGTCGCCAGGGTCGCGAGCAAGCCGGTGGCGAAACTGCCCGCCGCCGGGTCGGAGGTGACGTCGGCATGGATGAACGAGGCCAGCGGATCGAACACCACCAGCTTGAGATCGCGTAGTCTCATGATCTGGTCGCGCACCATGCGGAACTGGGGCGTGATCTCGGGACCGTCCTTGCCGGACACCACCAGCAGGATCGGTCCACCCGCATTGGGCAGAGGCACGACAATCAGCCGCTCAGGCCGTTCAAGCCGCAGTTCCTCGGGATCGAGCCGCTGCAAACGACAATGGATCTCGCCCTGTTCGTCCTCGGCGGTGAAGATGACTGCGGTGCCGAATTCCCGCACCGAGCCGCCGAAGGCCATGGGTTCCGGGCTGACCGAGACGGAACGGGCTTTGCCGGTGGCCACCGACAGGGCAAGGTCGAGGGTCATCATGCCCTTCCCGGTGTCGCCCATGGCGGCGAGGATCGAAACGACACCTAGAGGCAATGATCCCTCGACCAGAAAATGCTGTTCGGGCGCATCGCCGGCATAACGACCGGCATTCCAATCGGAAAGATTCAGCGTCGCCTTTTCGGACCGAATGTACTGGCGTTCGCAGGTCGCGATGAAGTTGGTGACGTTCATGCCCTCGGCCACCGCATCCGCTGCATCCCATTTATCCGGCTTGCTGTCGGGGGAAGGAGCACGGATACGGAAGTCGCTCCGACACCCAGCACCGCCTGTGCTGCGGTCATGGCGTACCGCCAACCGGGTTCGTCCTTGTCCGGCCAGATCACCACGCGCTTGCCCTTGAGCGGCGACCAGTCGGTCTTCTCGACCGGTGCCGAGGCGCCGTTCATGGCCGTAGTAGCGCAGAGCTCCTGATCGATAAGAGCCTGCGCGGCCTTCTCGCCCTCGACCAGAATCACTTCGGACGCCAACTTGACCCCCGGCCGGTTGTAGAGCGGCCGGGGGTCGGGCGCCTTCATCTTTCGGTTCTGCACATCCCAGGGCCGGAACTGCTTTCCGCCGGGCGGATCGTAGCGATACACACAGGCGATGAGCCGGCCATCCTCGTCCAGATAGTCCCACTTCGCGGTGACCGGTCCCAGGTCGTCGGTGGGCGGGATCTTGGACTGGGCCGCCCGGTCGTCGTGCAGGGTGCGACTGCGGCCGTCCAGCCATTCGCGGACGTCGTCCATGATGGCGGGGAATTCGGTCCGAGTGTCCCGTCCCGTGACCGCCGCCCACAGGCCGATGATGTCGCCGCCCCCCTTGGTGGCAAAGTCGTGCCACATGCCGGCCTTGGGACCGGCGAGCTCTACCGTCAGGCTGTCACCGCGATTGCCGTGAACGTCGCCGACCAGGAATTTGGTGCCCTGAAACACGCCACCCGGCAGCAGATAGGAGAGCACGCCACGAATGTTCACGAGCATGCGGGATTTGATGTCCTCGGTGCTCTCGGCGTCACCCCACGGTCGGGTTCCGTCAAGGCGCTGCGGCTCGGCATCGTTGAAGTCACGCCAACGGTCCAGGTTCACCACGTCACCGCTCATGCTCCGCTCCTCCAACAGCGGTCGGACCAGGAGCAAAAGCGGCATTCATGGAAGTCGGCGGATTGAGCGATACGGGGCAGCAGTTCTCCCGCCTCGGTCGCCTGTATGATGCGCACCGCCTTGTCGCTCGCGGCTTGAGCCAAGGCACCGTCAAAGGGCACCAATTCGTGATGAAGTTCCGCCGTGTCCTTGTTGACGGCGGTGAACAAGGCCGGGTTCTTCGAGATAGCCGGCACCGTCGCTTCCATATAGGCCTGATATGTGGCGATCTGCGCCGCATAGACAGGTTTGGAGATCGCGACGCCGCGCTTCGCCGTGTCCTTCCAGGATTTGGAGTTCAGCGATTTGCATTCCCACAGCGCCGGGAAGCCAGGCAACACGGGACCGGCATTGATGATGCCGTCCACATGGCCGCGGATATGGCCGCCGGCAACCGAGAACCCGAACTGCTCGCCATTCGGCCGATTGCCCTTGGTGGTGTAGAGATCGAACCCGGCCCGACGCAGCCAGCCGATAGCCAGATCCTCGAAGACATGTCCGGCGGCGAAGATCCGTAGCGTCTGGCCGTCGAAACCACCGCCATCGTCCTTGGGCGCCCCTGCATACTCGTACTGCAAGGCACGATCGCAAGCGACGCCGAGCCGAGAGCCGCCGAGATAGTCGCGGGGCGGCCGCATAGCATTCTCGGCCACCAGGGCCTCGTCGATCAGGGCTTTAATTTTCTCGGCGAAGCTGGCCGAGTGATTGAAGTCCAACATCAAAAAGGGATCTCCGTATCCTCGCCCTTGGCGGTCGCCAACATGGCGTCCTGAAAACCGCCGACGGCGACTTCGATCAGGGTGAACACCTGGGCCTCGGTGAAGTCGATCAGCCGGGTCTCCCAGCCGATCTCCTCCATGATCTCGGCGACCATCTTCATGGCCGACCGGATCGCCGCCTGTTCCTGCTCGGTCAGGTCAACCATGCCCAAACCCCGCTTCGCCAAGCCGGACCAGAAACCCTGGCAGGCCATCGAGCAAAACCAGACCGATTGCCGGGGCCGCTTCGAGCGCACCGGGTCAAACCAGCCAAAGCCACGGGCCGGACGCCGACAGACGGCACAAAGCGCACCACGCGGGTGCCACAGTCGCAGACGGGCGGCGGCAGTGTCGGATAGCGCGGCCATGGATCATGCCGCCCTCCGGTCGCTCGAAACCGAGGTCCGCACCAGCTGCTGGATCGCCTGCTTGTTGAACGTGAAGGTCAACAAGGCCGAGGCCTGATACCGGGTGAGGCCGAAGTCTTGCCGGTAGCTCGCAGGCAGGTAGCGGAGCTGCTTCTCCGTCGCCGGCTGGTTCAGCCAGGAGCGGGTCTTGTGGGCGCTCTCGTCGGTCTCATTCTCGTTAAGCCAGTCGTCGGCGGCCGCCAGGCAGACAGTGCGCTCGCCCACCGCCAACAGCCGCGAGCGCTGCCCCTTCGCCCCGCCGATGGCATGCCAGCGCCCGTGCAGGAAGAATATCCCGCCCCAGGCGTTGAAGCCGTTGGCGACCAGCGCTGCGTCATCGCCAAAGAGATCACACCAGCGGAAACTGGAACGCTTTAGAAGATCGATCTCCGACATGACGAAGTCGGCAAGCGGCGTGGCCTCGCTCTCGCCGGCTCCGACTGACTCCCAGAGATAGCCGCAAAGGGGACACTCGCGTACCGCCAGCGGCACCTGCGCGGTGCAGTCCGGGCAGTCTTTGGTTGGGGCCTCGCCGTCGCCGGCCTTGCCGTCCAGATTGACGTCCTGTTCAAGGCAGCCGTGCAAAAGGGTCGAGGTGCCGAAATCGAGCACGATGCAGTCGGTCTTGACCACGCTGGGAAACTCGCCCGGATCGACGGTGCGCAGGCCCCGCCCCACCATCTGGATCATGGTGGACTTGTAAGAACTGGGGCGTAGCAGGACGACGCAGCTGGTCGGTTGGTGGTCCCAGCCCTCGGTCAGCACCGCCACGTTGACGATGACCTGGATGTCGTCCTTTTCGAAGGACCGCAGGACGGACCGGCGATCGGCCTCGCCCATGTCGCCCCAGACCATGTCGGCTGGGATCCCATCGGCGACGAAGGCCTCGGTGACGTTACGAGCGTGATCGACGGTGGAGCAGAAGATCACGGTTTGGCGGTCGCCGGCCTTTTCCCGCCAGTGGCGGATCACCGCCTCGGTGATGGGCGCTCGGTTCATGATGGCGTCGACCGCTTTCATGTCGAAGTCGTCGACGGTCTTGCGGACACTCTTGAGGGCTTCCTGGGTGTCGACGTCGATGACGAAGGTGCGCGGCGGCACGAGATGACCCGATGCAATCAGCTCGCCGATGGAGATCTGGTCGGCCACGTTGGAGAAGACCGGACGCAGCCCCTTCTTGTCGCCTCGGTTGGGCGTGGCGGTGACACCGAATACCCGAACATCCGGATTACGGTCCTGGGCTCGGTCGATAATCCGCCGATAGCTGTCGGCGGCCACGTGATGGGCCTCGTCGACGACCAGCAGATCGAGCGCCGGCATGGCGTCGAGATTCGCCTTGCGGGCCAGGGTCGGCACCATGGCGAAGGCCGTCCTTCCCCGCCACGACTTCGTGCGGGAATCGACGATAGAGGTGCTGATGGCGGGGTTGACCTTGGCGAACTTGAGCACGTTCTGAGCCGTCAACTCGTCGCGATGCGCCAACACGCAGGCCTTTGCATCGTTTTCCGCCAGCATCCGGCCGACCACGCCCGAAAGCATGATCGTCTTGCCGGCGCCGGTCGGCGCGACACCCAGGGTGTTGCCGTGTTCGTCGAGCGCGCGCACGCTGCGCTCGACGAAGGTCTTCTGGCGCGGGCGGAGCAACATGGATACGCCCTCCTACTGCGCCCAGGCTGGGCGGTTCGGAGCACCCGTCGGCTGCGCGTCGGGCGCGGATGTCGTGGCACCAGGGGCAGGCGCCGAGGCGGTAGCCGGGACACCGTCGGTCTTCCAGGTGCCGCCGGACTGGCTATAGGTCTCCCAGTCCTTGTGATTGGGTGTGACGGCGAAGCGGATCTCGTTCTTGGCGTCGCCGTTCTGGTCCTTACCGACGTCGATCTTGGCCAGAAACTCGATGCCATCGAGATCGGCGAACCCGTTGATGCGTCGCGCCGTCTGGGCCTGGGGCGAGTTGTCCTTGTCCGACAGTCCGCGAGCAGAGTTCAGGATGCCCCGCACGAAGGAGCGGCCCATGTTGCCCCACTCCGGGCCCTTGAGGCTCAGGAGACCGATCAGGCTCCAGACCTTGCGCCGGGCGTAGGCGCCTTCGAGAAGCACGAACTCGGCATTCAGATAGACCGAGCCCGTGGTCTCATTGCGGGTGGCATAGCCGCCGGTCCAGCCCTGGGCCGGGTCATCGTAGCCGCCCGGCTTGAGGGTCATCCTGACCGGCACGATGGTGCCCTTGGGGATCAGGTCGTAGGACGTCTGGGAGTCGGCGTCGTTGAAATCGTTCCAGGAACCGGTCATGGTCAGGACGCTCCTTCATCTTCTTGGGTGACGGGGGTATCGGCGGGCTGGGAGGCGGGGCGGCCAAACTCCAACCTCTCGCTCGCCGGTTTTACGGGGCCGCCGATTTTTTTCATCAAGCGGCCGAGATGGGGTTCCTCGATCTGGTCGAGGCGCCCGCTGCGATCCTTGGCGGGATAGCCGAAGGGATTCAGGGTCTGGCACACAAAGGCCCGGAAGGGGTCGCCGTTGCCCTGGCCGATCTCGGCCATGGCGATGACCTCATCGACGATGCCGGGAAGCTCGTTACCGGTCTTCGAACCCTCGATCTGCGGAACAAAGACCCGGCGATTGAAGTCGTCCAACTTCTCGTCGAGGATTCCGACGAACCAGACATTCTTGCCGCGGGTATGCTGCAGATGGGTGAGCCAGGCGATCATCTCCTGGCCGTGCAGACCATAGGCGCCGCGCATGTCGGGCTTGCCGGTGCGCTCCGAAAACGCCTGCGGCTGTCCCTTGTACCACTGGAAACAAAGACGCCCGGCGACGGTGATGCTGTCGATGAATACCGTCTCGTACTTGTCGAGGGTGGCGGGATCGCCGAAATTCTCGCAAACGGCGTCGAAGTGGGCCTGGCTGTAGACCTGGTCTTCGCGGAGCGCCGGATTGGGCCCGCCGATGAAGACGGCGAAGTTCCGACATTCGGCCCAGGTGCGCGGCCGGATGGTGTCGCCGGGCCAGCCCTCGATGGCCAAGTCGCCCGCCTCCAGGTCCATGAACAGCGTCGTCGAGGACTGCAGGCTCCACAGCAGGCTCGTCTTGCCGATACCGGATTTGCCGAAGATGCAGCCCTTGATGCCGCGCCGCTCGGCCAGCCGTTCGTCGGCGGAAATGATGGGGAGGCTCATTTGGAGCCTCCCCTGGTGTCCGAAATGGCGTCGAGGGCATTGTCGGCACCCAGGGCACCGTTCTTGCGCGCCATGTCGTAGATGCGGCGCAACGCGTCGATCTCGGCGTAAAGGGCGGAGGACTTCGCTTGCAACGCCAACTGAGCAAACGCAATGTCGTCGATCGACGCCGCCTCAATGGGTTTGATCACCTCCTCCTGGCGATCACCGAGCGCAGGGATGCGGATGCTGTCGGGAACGTCGGCGAGGAAGCAATTGTCTTCGCGCAAGCTATCCAGCTTGGTCTTGGCGGTCATTTGGACACCTCGTTGTT